CCCAAAAAAGACGAAACTACAGAAAAATTTCAGAAAGTTATCCACAGCTCAAACCTTTGAAATATAAGCATATCAACAAAAAACGACAGCGTTATCCACAGAGTTCTACTTGATTTTTTGGTTCATAGGGTTAAAATAGTCATGCACAGTTACTACATATGGCGAGCGCCTATACCTTCCAGCTCGTCGGCCCCATCCATCTCGAGAAGGAGAACCCTTTGATTAAGAGACTTATTTTGTCATTGACCGTATTAACTAGCGTCGTGAGCCTCGAAGCGACATCAAGCCATCCAGCTAAAGGCCTCACGGCCAGCGAGGCATCCCTGCCCAGAGATGTAGTTTTGCAAGTCCTTAAGCCTCTCCAGGCGAAGTCAGCTGTTGTTAATAAGAAAACAGAAGTAGAGCGACTGATACTTACTGGCTCCTATAAGTTTGGAGAGAAAAGCGAAGCAGTCAAAAACCTTCAGCGCATCGTAGGAGCTTACGCAGACGGCTTCTACGGATGGAAGACTTACAGCCTCCACAAGAAGAAGCTTGCCGACATGGGACTTTCTTTGACAACACTGCCTTCCGTGTCTGTAGCAAAAAAGACATCAACAAAGCCACGTTACCCATCCGACAAGAAGCTGCGTTGTCCAAAGTTTGAAGCTAAGTTCAAAGAGTACGGTCTTCCAGTTGACGTCTTTAGTTACATTGCGTACCGAGAGTCGCGCTGCAATCCGAAATCAGTAAACGCCACTTGGGACAAGAATGGCAAAATCAAGTGGACGCTCAACAAGGACGGTTCATTTGATAGTGGGTTACTCCAGATCAACAGTTCTTGGATTCGTACAGTCAGACAGGTGTGCAAGGTTGATACAGGCAGCTGGGCAAAAGACCTCAAGGTTCTTCTCAACTTGGACTGCAATCTGAAAATGGCTAGCTGGATCATGGAAAACACTTCCGGAAAGCTCAAGAACTGGCGCATTTACGGTGGGGATTAAGAGACGTCCTTGGAGTAAAGACGATAGGCAAGCATTTGCTGATGGCCAGCGTCTTCGCGCTCAGACCGTTCCAGACAGAAGAAAGCTACTGAGCAAGATCGCCTGCCGGCGCAGCTCAAAGTGGCAGTAAACGCAATAATAAAGGTGAGCAGTTTTACGACTTACTCAGGTCGTTTTGAGCCCGAAGGGGATTAGAGCTCAAACTCAATGGCTGTGCTTGATGGCGCAGCAACCGTAGGCCATTCTGATTTGCGAGTCCATGCGCGGACCACACGAACGTCACGGCCCTCAACGAAAGCGTTAAACGCCTTGATATATGTTGCGGTGTTCTCAATCGTAGCTGAGCGCCTCTCGCTGGACGCACGTGTAAGCCAGTTACGCAAGGCAAGGCAGACATTACCGTCGTTCAGTCCTACGCCAGCACGAACGCTTTCAGCGAATGCTTCAACTTCGGAACGGTCACGAACCTTTTCCGCCAAGAGCGCGAACAGGATCCATGATGAGCGAATGCCTCCAACTTGCTTATCTACCGACCGGCCGAGTGTTTGTGCCCACTCAACAGAGTCAAGATTATCCTCAACATACTTGAGTACATCATCTGGCGTCACGCACTGAAGCAGCTCGCTGTTCATGATGTTGTTGTCTGCCTCAAGAGTTAAGATAAGGCGAATCGCTGGAGCAACGTGCTTGAAGTTGCCGACACCAGCAATGTGCATAACATCATGTACTGTACGTGTCTTGCCACGGTCAATGACGCTGAAAACATCGTTATCAAGCTCGTCAACAAGAACAGTCGGGAATGGAACTCCAGACTCGATGCATGCCTGAAGGCGGTGCTGCCCGTCAATGAGACGCTTTTTGCCAGTTTGTGGATCCGTTGCACGCTTGATGGACTCGCCAGACAGCTTCCACTGTCCACGCTTCATTGCATCAGTGTAGATGCGAACACGAGCCCGGTTCAGCGGGCGATTGCTGACATTTTCACTCATCAGAGCTGTAGCAATTTCGGGTGTGATTTCAATAATGCGGACGCTGGGGCCGTTTTGGATTGCGGAGACCATTACAGGCTTCGCTTTCACATAGGACCCAATGACCTCTGGGTGGTTTTTGTTTTTCATACCTAAGAAACTACGTCGCAATAATGAAGTTGTCAACCTTATTTGTTAAAATCTTGCAGATAGCGATAAAAAGAATCCAGAATGAAAGCAACAGCACCACCTTGAGGGCCCTCGACAAGCATTGGTTGGCTAAACACTGGCATTCCATCATCTCCGTAGCTGTATTCAACCAATCCCCCAGCATGCGACCCATCCCCAAAGACCGCAGAGGCAACAAGGATCTCTTTAACTGGCGCAGATGGGTCAGACTTGTGTTGCTGCTCAAGTGTCTGGGTTGAATCATTGATGGTCTTGATCATGTCGTCTTCGTTGTCAAACTCCATGCCAAAAGCATCCCCAACGAACCCAACCTCAATGAATGGTCCATTCTGGTTGTAGGCCTCCGTAAGTGCATTCAGAAGCCACACATTGGGATCTGAATTTTCAAGCATCGGAATCACGGTATGACCATGTCCGTTTGAGTAATACAGGCATGACGGAATATCTGTTGGCCCATTGTTATCAAAGCATTCGGACAATTTAACAATGACACTACTATCGAGCATTTTTTCAATAAAAGCTGTTTTTGACATGCCACAAAGATACTTGCACCAAGTAGGTTAGTCAACCTGTCAGGATATGGAATAAATTAATCCAGAATGAGGGATCATGAGTCACGATATTGAGATCAACAAGAACGGAACGGCAAGGTTCGCCTACTCAAGTCATGAAGTGCCTTGGCATAGGCTTGGCACTCCTATGAAGGGTCTTCAGGGCATGGAGGCAATGCTTCAGGCATCCAATAGCGACTACGACGTGCTCATAACGAAAGTAGCTGCGATAGACGATGACGGCAATTTGATACGTAACCCAGACGGATCAATAGTGCCGATTAGTGACTCAAGGGCGACTGTACGCCAGAATACAGATGGGTCTTTTGATGCTCTTGCTACCGTCGGAACAAGATACGAAGTACGCCAAAACAGGCAGGTTTTGGAAAGAGCTCTTGCGGTTGTTGGGGCTTCTGGAGGAGATGCCGTAATAGACACATGTGGAACGCTCAAAGGAGGGGCTCGCTTCTTTGCCACCATTGACCTTGGTGCCCTTGTCATTGATCCCACTGGAATTGGGGACAAGATTGGCCGATACCTTGTGGTGTCGTCTGGCCATGACGGAATCTGGCCAGTTCGGTATGCAAATACTGACATTAGAGCCGTATGTCGCAACACAGTGATCATGGGCCTAGAACAGGCACAACGCGTCTTCACTGCGCGCCACACTAGGAACATGGACGAGGCCTTGGAAGATGCAAGAACAGTTCTCCATATCAGCACTCAATGGTCTTTAGAGTTTGAGAAGATGGCAGAACGCATGCTGCGGATACATGTTGATCCACGATCCGGCGCAATAGACAAAGTGCTCAACAGGGTCTTTCCAGCCAAGCCTCACGAAACAGAACGACAGAGGAAGCATAGAGAGCATATCTTTGCCACAATTTTTGCTCTTTATGAAAACTCGCGCAATGCTGGCCGTGTAGGTAGTAATGGGTGGGCTTTGTTTAACTCCGTCGTTGAGTATCTTGACCACTACAGAGAAACAACGCCAGACGAGCGGGCAGCTGCATCAATGGACGACAACTCAGTTGTTACAAGGAAGAAGATTGAAACGCAAGGTCTTGTGTTAGCATTGGCTTGATGGATCAGCCTGAATGGGAAGACGACGAGTTTCTTTCATCACCAAACGTTGATGAGAGCTTCTACGATCAAGACACAGATTATCGCCATGTCCGAGCCCAGGACGTAGAAGACTTTCGAGCATTCCGAAGCAGAATTGCATTTGCACGCGAGGTAGTTGAAGACGCATCGGACGTATGGGGAGATGCAGGAATACTGTCTCTAGTCCACGCTATTGAAAGACACACTGGTTGGGCGCTTGAGATAATTGCAGAAAAATCAGACATTGACAATATTCTTTTCGAGCGATATGGCGTTTACGACGATGATGCATGGTTGAAACTAAAGAGTTCAGATGCGTGGATTGCTTTATCTACAGACATATTTGAGTTAACAACGAAGCGCCTGCATATAGCTGCATCGCAAATTGCGAATGGAAATATAGCACCAGAGCCACAAAAAAAATCATTGTGGAACAGGTTGACCAAACGCTGATTGCTCTGTATGGTTTAGATCCATATGGATGAGGCAGACAAAGTAGAAGCACCACGCAATGGAGCTTGTATTGGTAAGCCAGTTGATTGGTTCTACCCATCTGCGCCACGAACACGTCGGTCAATTATCAACAACCGAGCTGCTATCAAGCTTTGTAATGAATGTGACGTCAGTAATGATTGTTTAAACTATGCGCTTAAATTTGAGCTGCATGGCATTTGGGGTGCAACCATGCCGAAAGAGCGTGAAGAGATTAGACGCACACGCGGAATCGCTTTACTTCACAGGGTGTACGATGCGTCCACAGGCGAAGTGACCATCAGATAGTGTTGAGATAGATCATGCCCGAATCAATTAGCACTGAAGTAGACAACTTCCTTTTACGTCTTAACGGAGTGAGGCGCAATGGCGCCAACTGGTCAGCCCGATGCCCTTGCAGGAATGACGACGAAAATCCATCTTTGTCAATCGGACAAGGCGATGACGGGCGTGTTCTTGTGACATGCCACAGGGGTGCAGGGTGTGACGTCAGTGAAATATGCACATCCATGGGTATTACGGTCAATGAACTTTATCCTCCCAATAAGGAAGTCAAACAAAAGAAACAGCTCGTCAAGGCGTATAAATACATTGACGAACATGGTGAACTTGTATACGAAAAGCTCAGGTACATTGACGAGCAAGGCCGTAAGAGTTTTGGCCAGCGCCGTCCTGATCCTAATCGCCCTCGCGAATATTTGTACAACCTGGATGGTGTCACGAAACTTCTTTACAATTTACCTTCGGTCGTGAAAGCTGTCGCTAACGGTGATCCTGTTTGGCTGGTTGAAGGCGAGAAAGATGCGGACACTCTCATCGCTAGGGGAATTGTTGCAACCACACCCCCAAATGGAGCTGGAAAGTGGGAGGGACGGTTTACAAACGTCCTTGCTGGTGCGCACATTGAGATCATTGCCGACAACGACGAAGTCGGGATTGCGCATGCTTGGGACGTCTTAGAAAAGCTCACAGCAGCTGGATCTGTATGTCGTGTTTGGAAGTCGCCAAAGTTCAAAGACATTAGCGACCACCTTGGTGCAGGTCTCGAATTTGATGACCTTGATTTGATGGATACACGACCAATCCAAGTCAAGTTTGAAGAAACTGAAATGGGTGTGCTTCTTGATCAGATTACTCATATTCTCAGGAATGAAACACTTGACGATGAGCAGAGGCTCAATCGCGTCAGTCTTGCAATCAACTCCACCACATCAGAGAAGCCTGTAGACACAGGACGACTTGTTGTATGGGAAGAATTCCTGAAAGAAGCTGAAAAAGACACCTACGAGTGGGTCATTCCAGACATGCTTGAAGTTGGGGAGAGGGTAATTGTAGTTGCTTCTGAGGGTGTCGGAAAGACAATGCTTGCACGCCAAGTTGCTCTTTGTTCTGCGGCGGGCATCCACCCATTCACATATCAGAGAATGCCACAGATTCGTACCCTTACTATTGACTTAGAGAACCCAGAACGCATTATTAGGCGTACATCTCGCAACATCGTGAATGCAGCCATGTCTCGTGGTTACGCGAAGAACGTTGATGCTCATCTTCTTATTAAGCCGTCTGGTATGGACTTAACAAAAGCTGCAGATAGAGCGCTTATTGAACAGACTATTGAGCGGGTCAAGCCACAGCTGATTTGCCTTGGCCCGTTGTATAAAGCCTTTGAAGACAACGGAACACGAACCAGCGAAGCTTTGGCTGTTGAAGTTGCTAAGTACCTTGACATGATTAGAGATGTTTACAAATGCGCACTTTGGCTTGAGCATCATGCTCCACTTGGCTCAACCGGACACACACGTGAGTTGCGTCCATTTGGTAGCGCCGTATGGTCTAGGTGGCCAGAATTCGGTCTGGCGTTACAACCAGACCCAACAGCAACTGAGGGCTATGTTTACGAAGTCAGACATTTCCGTGGAGCCCGCGATAAAAGGCCGTGGCCACTTAGGATGAAGCGCGGCAAGATGTTCCCGTTTGAAGTGATTGAGTTCGCTAAAGTGGACTAATGACGAGCAGTAAAGGCCTAACAAGAGAGTTCTTGGCTGAGCGTGATATGCGCATATTCAAGATGCGTCAAGCTGGTGTATCGCAACAGGAAATTGCTAGAAGATTCAACATGACGCTAGCTGCCGTCAACGCAGCGATAGTCAGACAGCTACAGAAATTGAACCGCGAGGCCTTGATGGCCTATCCAGAAGTTCTACGTCTTGAGCTTGAACGCTTGGATTCTTTGCAACAATCAATCTGGCCATTGACCCAACACAGGAAGCTGCAGATGGATGACGGCACCGAAGTTATGGTTGAGCCAGATATGAAAGCAATACAGCAAGTGTTGTCAATCATGGATCGTAGGTCAAAGCTTCTAGGAATGGAGCAGACAAATGTTAGTGTTCAGATGGATGTGACAAGCAGTCAAGAACCAATTCGCGCATCTCTTGCGGGAACCGATGCTCAAAAACATGCGTTGAGTACATTCTCTCCAGAGACAGAAGCAAGGAAACTCTTGGAAATTATGGGACGATCTGGTGTGTTGCCAGCAGATGTCGTGGATCAGCTTTTGGGCGCAAAGGATGAAAACATAATTGATGCAGAAATAGTGGAAGATGTCCAACAAGATAAGGTTGAAAACAATGAATGATCAAGACAATATTGATGCAGCGATGGACAAGGTAGCAGAGACGCTCGATATGTCAATCAATCGCAACCTTGAAGACGATGGCGAGCCGTCTCAGAAGCAGGTTTTATTTCGTGCATCAGATCGCGAACATCGCAGATGGAAGGAAGCAGCAGTAAAGAATAAAATGTCAATGGCTGAGTTCATCCGTGAAACGATGAATAAAGCAGCTGAACTAACTCTTGACTGCAACCATCCGATTAGTGCACGCAAAATGTACCCATGGGCAAACATATGCACGTTATGCAAGGCTCGCTTGCCGTTGTAGTTACTGCTTGCGCTTACCTATGTAGCTCTGCACAACGCCATCTGGAATGATGGCAAATCTACACTTGCCCCCAGGTTCAACTTGGTTAAGCAAAATCTTGCATTCCGAACCACCCTCGTACAGAACACAGTTTGCGCACTTCACACCAATTTTGGCAACATCATTATCTTCTGGTCTGTCATATCCAGCCCAGACTCCCTTGTAGTCTTCATTGAATTTGCCGTGGCGCTTCGTGATGCGAATTAAAGCGTATGCGAGCTCATTCTCATCCTCACTCAAGCTGTAGTCGCTGTTTTTAGCTATGTGAACATGCCCACCATTTAAGAGCATTTCTATTAATTTCATTTTGTCCATGATTCCTACTTTGCTTTGAATTCAGCCCAGGTCTTGTCGCCTACGCCATAGTACTCACGTGCGTAGCCAGATTGGACTATGTCCTTATTGAGACATGCCGTTGTTTGCGCATCAACTTTTTCCGAGGAGTAAATACGCGCAAGTATGCGACCGTACTTGTCATTTTTGTCCGGGATCGTGTTGACATATACCCACTTGTGGCCCGTAAACCAATCCTCAGTGAATTTCTTTGCCTTTAGGCCCATCTCTTTTTCAACCAAGTCCTTAGTGCGTGACTCTGGGGTGTTGATACCGTAGAGGCGTACTCGAATCTTGTGATGGATGTTAAACCCAAGGTCAATCATCAGGTCAACAGTGTCTCCGTCAATGACCTTTAAAACAGTTGCTCCGTACCAAAAACGTTCGCTCATAAGATCCATTTTCCCATAGTGGTTGGCAATTCAGGACACAAAGGATAGATTGCCGTCATGCAAGCCCTTAAGTACATCAAATATGGATCTGCCAAGAAAACAGCCCTCTACTACCTGAAGATGAAGGAATGTCCAGTCACCTTTATGTGCATCTACGCTTTTGTCAAGCATTATCAGCAAAGGCCATTTCGTGTTAGGGAAGGCCTCGTTGCCATGCAGAGAGATGGCTTTGTAGAAAAAGTTGGTAAAGACAGCTGGCAGATCACATCACTTGGCGTGAAAGCGGTATACGAACTTGGTAAGCGCGATAGAGATCGTGAAAAATCACGATACTAGTTACGATTAGCGCTTAAACCACGCAATCATTCGCTGACGTAGTGTCTTTTGTGTAATGTCCTGAACGCGTACCACAGTTGAGTCAACAGCATTCAACACAGACTCAGTAATTTGGTATGCGGTCTGGTTTGCGGTTGTAGTTATGTTGACCGGTGAGGGCGTGTAAGCAAATGTTACTTCTAGCTCTGCCGTAATATCTGTGCTCGTCTTTGGTTTCGCAGAAGACTTTTTAGATGCCTGATTCTTTGGTTGAGCCTTCTTGACCGCCGCCTTCTTTGCAGGCTGTGTCTCTGCAGTCTTTGCAGGCTGCTTCTTGGCTGGTTGCTTTTTAGCTGGTTGTTTCTTTGACGGTTTCTTGTTTGCCATGCTTTACACAATAATCCAGCAGTTACAACCGTGGCGTAAGTGCTGATGTAATTTGTAGGCATGGATACATACCCAACAACTCTTGACAAGCTTGCGTTAGTAGTGAATGCCAGCACAATAGCTAAAGAGCAGTCAGTAAAGGACTTTGGCGTTGGCGAGGATCTCCCATTTAATGTTTACGGTTGGAGAAACCATAGGCTTGCAATAATGTGCCAAATTGATGTAGGACTAATGAATATTGACCCCATGGAACGATTTTCAAAGCTCACCAATGCAGCCTGCGTTATGCGAAAAGGTTTCTGTGTAGACGGCTTCACGTTAATCGCAGAAGGATTTGTGAGTACTGACCCAGAAAGTACCAAAGACAAGAAGTTGGCCGAGGCATACCTAGAGAAGGACTCGCCAGTTAAAGAGTGCTTAACATTTACACATGTTGACAACGGTCGCGTAACCTTCGTAACAAAGCCGTACACGTATACCGTTCCAAGAGGAGTTGAGTGGGATGAAGAGATGCACTTCCCTGGTGGAACAATGTTTCGTTCAAAAGACGGAGCTATACCGATCATGTTTGACAAAGTTCTTGCCCTTGAAACACAAGAAGAACCAGATGATGAAGAAGAGTACGAGGAGTATCACAAAGCTCTCGGCCAAGGCTTACTTGCCGAAGGCTTCTATGCGCAATGGTTTGTGTAGTATTGTCAAGACTGACTAGCCCTATCCTTTCAGGGTGATGGGTGGCCTGCGCCTCAACAGTTTTAGTGGTTTCTGTTGCGCCGTTATCGAGGTAGTTGTTTCCTTAAAGGCCACCCGTCAGTCACCCATGCCACCCTTTGGTGAATGCAGTAAAGCTGCTAACGTATAACCACAAGGGCGAGTGGCGAAATTTGGCATACGCGCTAGGTTTAGGTCCTAGTTCCTCGGAGTGTGGGTTCGAGTCCCACCTCGCCCACTTATATGACATGGTTTGACACAAACATAGAAAATACACACCGTGAACTCGGTATCTTGATTGAGGAACTTGTTGACGACCGCAACAGACTCAGACGGATAATCATTGACTTTTACAATGCGGAGCGCAATTATTTGGATGCAGTAAATGATGCAGAGCTTGGTGATGCAGTTCTTATAACCGATGAATGGCGAATTGCCTGGGATGCACTAAAGAAGGAAGCAACAGATCATGGCCGAGTATGAGTTCGGATCAACTGGAATACAAATCAAAGGTGGCGACTCATATCATGTTGTAAAGGTTCATGAACAAGATGAATGGCTTCTATTGCGTAAGCGCAGTGGCTCGTATTATCAAGCTGCCGTGTTCTCTTCTGCCGACGAGGCTAGAGCATTCATCAACTCCTGCGATCTCACGCTGTCAAAACTGAAGTGACTCCGGCTTTAAGATGGTGCCTAGAGAATGTAGATCTTGCACAAAGTGCTGTGAAGGGTGGCTATCGGGAGTTGTTGACGGCGAATACTTCTATCCCGGAAAAGAATGCAAGTTCTGCATAGCTGGGAACGGGTGTAGCAGTTATGAGTCTAGACCGATTGATCCATGTCAAACATTTACATGCGCTTGGATATTGGATGAGAGCATCGAGGAAGATAGAAAGCCTGAACTCAACGATGCAATTATCTCGGTGAACAATGTAAACAACATAAAGTTTGCAGAGTTGACTCCAGCAGGTGAGCGTTTTGACGTTGACACTCTGTCTTGGTTCATATTATGGGGACTAAATAGGTACGGGAATGTTGCTTGGCAAGATAAGCAAGGAGTCGTATTCCATCTAGGCTCGCCTGAGTTCTCGAGACTCATGAGCGCAGCTAGTAAATAACTAAGTATTTATTTCTTCCCACGCGGGGGATTGGCGGAACAGGCAGACGCTGGGGGCTTAAACCCCCTTGGTAGAAATACCGTGAGGGTTCAAGTCCCTCATTCCCCACTCAGAGCATTGCGCTTTTTGTTTGTGGCACATATGATGTCGGCATGGCTGAAGAGTACTCAAAAGAAGACCTCCAAAAAGACCTTGACTTCCTTTTTAGTAAGGGGCTTATTGAAGTTGGTGGCATTACCGAAGACGGGCAATGGCTCTACCGCGCAACCCACAAGACAATTAACATGACAAAAGAAGAGCGTGAGGCCTTCGTCATTTCAGAACTTGAAGACGAATAGCGTATGGGTAAAACATTTTTCAGCAAAGACGGCAGCTACGGCGACGCTGCGGGTTTAATCGTCATTGACACCACAAATTGGACAATAGAGGATTGGAATTACGTTAATGATGGGATCAATGACATCTACGGCAATGCTCTCAGATGGTTGGACAAGAAAGACAAGGCTTAACAAGCTGCGAAAGCGCCCTTACTTCATCCAAGTAATCAGGGCTTCATCGGCACATTGGGATCTTTAAGTTTCAGCGTAAGGTCACTAACAAGTTGACTGCATGGAATCCAACGCGAGTAGTCGTAACATTGAAGACTCTCAGGAAAGAATGGCGACGAGAAGTCTTCCGGACATACCGTAAGGTCTTCTTTTGACAACGACTCAATAGCAACTCCAAACACTACGCATTGTTTAAATTCGTCAAAAGATGGAATGCTGTACTTCTTATCTGTCGTTGTTACGACCTCATCCATACCCTTCCACCTCTTGCCACCCGTAAGAGCTATGAATCCTGCTGAGTGAAATGGATTAGAAGTCAAGTGAATGAGGCCTTGCTCGTTCGGCGCAATACCCTCTTTCCTTATACGCTCTGCGTAATCAGGAAAAGTTGCGTGATACAGAATCTCAATGGTCTTTCGCATCCCTGAATACTAAACCTTTCGTAGTCGTTTGGCTAGGTGCAACCGCAAGCCCTACCGCAAGAACAGAAAAGCCCCCCACCCTTTTGGGCAGGGGGCTCGTTCTTAGCGAACTCAGTAGTCAAGTCCCCACACTTCACGATGGCGCTTGGCAATGAACTCTGCTTGCTCGTTGTCACGACACACGAGTTCAAAGATTTGACTGTCACTGCTGTCGCCTGTAGGGCTTGCGAACCAAAGGCTCACAATGTTTCCTGAAATTGTAGTTCCTACGAAATCACCCTTTGTGTTTAACTTGTTCATTTCATTCCCTTTCTGTTTGGGGCTTTCTGCCCTTGTGAAATACATAGTAGTCAAATAAAAAGTAGTTGTCAACCTTTGCACGAAACTTTTTTATATTTTTGTGTTAGTGCTTTCGCTAACACTTTCGCAAACCTGCCTCACTACATGAGGGCTTGAGGGTGGCGTAAGGTTGGGGAGGTGGCACTTACTTGTCGTAGCATCGCTGAGTAGGCGATAAGTCTGTGACTAGGTGCAATTCTTTGCGTAAGTTACTGCGCTTACATCTGTAAGAGTTGTAATGCATGCAGCTAGGCGTGGATTAACAAGCGCTTACGGGGCTCTGGAGGCGTCTTTCGGGGGGCGTGGGGGAGCACATGGTGGCCATAATGGGCCCATTTAGAATAGATTTATCTGACCCTATTGCTCACGGAAGCGACCCTCAACCCAATGGGTGATGGCACTGCGCAGGCCCTCTGGATCGCGACTGCCTTCAAGATATTCTTGAAGCGTGTCGGAATCGTTTTTGATGGACTCAGGAAGTGAAAGGATCACGTGCTTGCTGTTGTCAATGATCTCTTTGAGTATAGCTGCAACCTGGTTGGCAATCCGGAAATTATCCCAGAGCTCTTCCTTTTGGTGCCCGCTCATATTTGGCTTAGCTTGCTCATACTCCACCAGAAGGCTCTGAGCGCTGAAATCAGCCTCTACAAACATCTTGATGAGGTATGAGGCCACAAGAGCTGTATCGAGCTTGTAGACGAGAGGAGTGAGGCCTCCTTCGCTGTTGATTGCTACAAGATCGGGGTACAGCTCTACAGCTTTACTTACTGATTCGTCTGGGGACATTTTGACTCTCCTTGGTTACTTGGCAGGGAATATTACAGAACGCGTTAGTGTTTTGGATAGATTTATCTAGAAAACGAAGAACATATCACTATTCATGTGTTAATGCTAAAAAAGGACAATTAGAACTTTTT